CATTGCCCCACCACCGCCACCAGAACCGACACCGTTATATCCTCCACCTCCAGCACCTATAATTGCAAACTTTACAATTGAGGTATTTGATGGGACGGTAAATGATGTTGCTCCAGAAGTTGTGAAAGCTGCACCATTAATTGAAACTTCTTGAGTTCCTGCTCCAGTCTTACGATAAACCGCTGTGGATCTAAATCCACCAAAGCTCAAACCATCAACATAAGATTTAGAAACAACTGTTCCTGCTGGATCTCCAACAAGAGTTATACCAGTTAAAAACTTTCCGTTTGAATCTCTGCGTACCAATGTTGATACGGTGGCTGCGGAAACACCTGCCGTAACTGTAGGATTTGGATAAGTTCCTCCAAGATCACCACCAGCAGCGCCGGTAGGAATTGCACCGGTAATAGGAGTATTTGTTACGGCTGAAATTCTACCCTTTGTATCAACTGTAAAGACAGGAACACTGGAGGCAGTTCCATAAGTTGCGGCAGCAACTCCGGTCAAAGATAATGTTGGGTTAGGATAAGTTCCAGCAAGATCCCCACCAGCAGCACCACCCATACCTCCACCACCACTAACGGCTACAGTTGTGGCTGCGGTTACTTGTCCCTTAGCGTTAATTGTAAGTTGAGGTACCGACGAAGCATTTCCGTAAGTTCCTGCTGTTACTCCAGTCGCTGGAATAGTAGTAGCCATTCCTACTGATGTAATATCACCAGTTAAGTTACCTGAGATAGAGGTAGCGGATCCTGTTACATTTCCAACCAAATTAGATGTAATTTGTACGGCAGCAAAGTTTCCAGAACCATCACGTAACGCTAATGTGTTTGGAGTTGCTTGAGAAGCCGCTGCTGGAAGTGAAGAAGCTGACAGACCATCTAATTTTACCTTATCGGCAGCACTCATGAATCCTGCAACGGAAGTTGTCGCATCATCATGGTCATGATCTTCTAAAGCTAATGGATTACCGCCCGCGGTTACGCCGTCACCTACAACTAAGGTTTTCTTAGTAATATCGGTAACAATATCACCCATATCGGGAATATAGGTGGACAAATCTGAAGTAGACTTTCTTTTCTTTTTAAGAGTTTCGTTTGGCATAGTTCACCTATATTTATGCTGCATCCGCCGGATCGGTTATTGTTGTGTTATATGTCCAGTCATCGTCAGGTTGAGCGTCAATAGGATCTGGAACTGTATTGATAACTGCGCGTCCGGATCTTGTAGGATCTGGAGACTCTGCAATGATGTTAACAGTGGAATCAATAATGATCTTGGACTTGATAACTGGCTGATAAAGGAATGCCTTTGCGGTGAACACAAGTGTCCATGCAATTTTTCTAATTGTTGTAAAGTCACCATTGTAATCAATATCAGGAGTCATGGCATTAAATACGAAAGGAATATCTCTACGGAGATTCAATGGAACCATTTCTTGTAATGTTACGGTGAAATCTGGAGTAAAGAATGGAAGAATTTGCTCTAATATAGCCAATGCATCGTCATTATTACGAGCACCAATATGTAAAGCAAAGGTGATATTCCAAGGAACTGGATTATATTGTGATTTCAAAACTCTGTTGGAATCCACATCGGTAATAACATTCATACCTGTAGACGTGAGTTTTCGGTTGGAATCATAATTCATTCCAACCATTTCGTAACTCATGCGCGGCCAAGTAACCTGGACTCTTTTTGCTCCAGTTTCATCTGAAATATCACCAGCACCTGGATCTTGTTCTCCTCGAATGAACCACTTTTCTTTTGGTCCATAGATCAAAGGAATTTTAAGAGTTTTGACAACATCACCAGCACTATTGGTTCTCTCAATTTGCATGTCATTGAAAAGAGTTCCGAATGCGGCGACAATCTTTCTGATGGATTGGTAGTAGAATGGCTTATGGCTTAACATTAGTATCTACCACCCATAGAGAATGGATCACGTTCATTGAAGTCCATAAACTCGTCGGACTCATCTTGAATTGTTTCGGAATCATCAAGAGTATTTGTTCCACCAAGTAATGTTGCCTTTGCAGATGCACCATGACCTGTTGTATCTCCAACACCGTTTGTAAAGGTGATAATTGGTGTTGAAGTATAACCAGTTCCTGCGGTGACAATTGTAATCGACGTTACGGCTCCAGAAGTAAGAGTTGCTGTTGCTGTCGCACCAGTTCCTCCACCTCCAGTGATGTTAACTGTTGGAGCAATAGTATATCCCCATCCACCATTAGTTAAGGTAATCGAGAATGTTGGACCCATTAACATATCTTCTCCAGACATAATAGAATCGATAAGATCCACACCAGTATCGATAGTTTCCGAAGAATACTGGAATTTCTCTACATTTAATTTCCAAACATATACTTTACCTAATTGGTAAAAAATGTGTTCATGATCCGCAAATTTAATTTCCCATAAGTCCTTTGTTAAAGGAGCGTAAATTAAATCACCTTCTTTAGGACGAACATACTCACCTGGTGTAGTCTGCAATTCTTCTGTAAATCTCTTTGCGGATACAACGAAGGATGTTTCTTTACCTATTTGCAAACCTTGGAGTTTTAAAAAGTTACCACCACCAAATCCAGCTGGTGTATCAAAATACATTTCCATTAGGTAAGATGTTTCGAAACTTTTAAGGACATCTTCACCAAACAATCTATCCAATTTGTTATTGGTCATAGGAATATAATAGACATCCATTCCGTAATTTCGAATGGATTCTATGATAAGATCCTCAACCAATTCCTGTTCGTTTACATTGTTGAATTGTAGGTGATTATAATATGGATTGACTGGCATTTTATCCTACGAAGAAATGAGGAGGATCTGCCCACGCATTCTTGATTTCCTCTTCCAATAATTCTTTTTCTCGCATACCTTCATCAAAAATTACTTGTCCATTTAATTCAACTTGGTTTACTAATTGAATTGGTTTGAACTTCTTTAAGTTCTCTCCCCATTGGATCTTAATCAAGGCAATAGCATAACGCTTCAACCATTGATCGTTCCATACTTTGGTGTTTGCTTCAACGTCAAAGATTCTACGGCATTCTGCAACCACATAATCATCCACATTCAATGCTGGCCAATCCGCATTGATATAAAGTTTGGAAAGGTGACGATTGAATTGGACAGACTTCTCAAAATTGAATAGATGGTCAACCAAATCAAGATAGGTCATTGTAGTAACCAAATGCTGAAGATTACCACCCAATCCTACACCGCCTGGCTTATACACGTCATTAAGGAAGAATTGATACTGGAAGTTAAACATTCCACCAGAAAGGGATTGAGAGCCTAATGTATACACTCGGATAACATCCAAGATTTCATCACTCAAGGTAATATACTTGTTTGTTAAATTTGTTGAAGTAATCCTATGAACGTAGAAATCCCTAGCTGTGGCATCATTATGATATTCTTGGTAAACCTGGATGGCTTCATCAATACGATCCTCTAATTGTTCTGGAGCTATATTGATGGTAATTACGGGAGCACCTAACTTACGTAGACACCAATCCGAAAATTCTGTTCTTGTTGTTGGTTTTGCCATATTAGTTTACTGGAGTTAAGGTTATTGTTCCCGATTTAAGAATTCTCACAATTCCGCTATATGTCATTTTTAATACCCATTTCAAATTTACGGTCACATTATTAGCCAAAAATTCTTCCGTATCTGCTGGATCTATAGTAACATCAAAAACACCAGAATCCGCATCAGTAACGGTTATTCCGGAGCCTATAGTTTTTTCAAAAACATCGTCCCCATTTGGTCCAATCTTCGTTACTTTGAAAAATAATAATTTTCCAGTTAAATCTATAGGAGTAATGACACCAAGGGATTTTGTTGAAGCGGATACCGTTAAGAAAGCGGATTCACCTATCGACATTTCGAAATTTTGTTGTTGTGCCATATACTATATTTATTCCTTTATTATTGAGGTTACAATAGTTTCTAGGTCCAAATCGATGATATATGCACCGACAACCAATTTAATTTCATTAATCGTGTAAGTGAAATTTCCATCATATTTTTATAATACCAACAGCGTTTCTATATCATATTTTGTGACAACTGTTCCATTTGAGGATAAATCAGTCAAAACCAATACCGAAGAATCTTCTATATCAATTCTGAAATTTGAATTGACCATAATAATTTCATTTTCGGATATATTTACAGTTGTGTTGATTAGGTTCTTTAAACGAACCAAACAAACAATTTCACCATTTAAGGTGATTACCAAAATCACATGGAAATATTCATTGAAATACTGGAAATCATAATATTCATTAAAAAACATTAACTTACATCCAATGTAATTGCTGTTCTGTTACCAGTTACAACGGTTGCATCAATGACGTTCTTCGTATCGGAAATATTTC